AAACAATCCATATACTGTTCCCGTGCTATCAGTAGTCAGAGAATCACCTTCAGCACCAGTAGCAACGAAACTAGAATTCGTAGGTGTGCAATATGCCCCAACCTTTTCTTTATCAAAGAAAGGGAAGACTCTTGTGTTAGGTCTCATTCTATTTCCAGTAAACCTAATACTTCGAGAACGCATAAATTCTCTCATAGAAACTTTATTTACAGAAGTTCCTAGAGAAATTTCTTCAGTAATTGATCCTAAAGTGGTTGTAGTAACCTCTCTCTGTTGCGTTGTTGTTATTCTTAGACCATTAATTCTACTGCTGGTTGTCCTAAAATCACCAAAAGTTACTCCATTCGGATCAACACCAGCAGCACGCAAAGTTTCTAAACTGGCATCAAATACTCCATCAAAGTCAACTTGAAGTTCAGGGAGAGTGGTTACATCTGCAAGATTGTCCATCGAAGGTTGTAAAACAACTGTTCCCTCCCAGTTGAACATTAATTCTTGAACTAGGTTTCTTTTCTTGGACGCATATGGTTGCTTTTGTAACTCTCTATGAGTATAACTTAGTGATACTGTATCACCAGTTTTTGTAAAGTTTGTCGAGTCCAATAATGCGGTATCTACCAATGCAGTATTCATTGGAATATAATTTTTCTTAAAGGAAGGGCGCAAAACGCCACTATCAACATCAATAGCAGACCTAAGATTAGGGTTTTTGGTATCAGAAAACTTTAAACTAGAAAAATTATCTACAAAGAATCCATTTTTAAATCTGTCTGTTGCAGTTGAGTCATTAAATATTTGTTTATTTAATGTTATGTTTTCTAAAAGATTAAGTGAAGAATAGTATTCCAAACTCTTAACACGACTATCAACAGCACGCAAATCCGCCATTGTATAGCGTCTGTTATTATCCAACTTCATAGTAACCTGTTGATCTAGTCTGCCGAATGAAGCAGCATAGAATGGTGACAATGAGGGGTATGGTGGAATGTCTAAAGTTGCCAAAGACATGTTTGGCGCTGTTAGATCTGGTGTTCTTGGATTTAGATCAGGATTTCCTTTAATAGCAGTAAACGTTCCAACAGGATTAACTACAATTCTGTCTCTCCTTGGCAAATAGTATTGGATATCTGCTTGGAAGTTTTCATCAGGAGTTGGCATATGAGAACCATCAGTATCAATGTCATATGTCGAAGAAGCAGCAGGATTAGTTGGTGCCGCTGCAACAGTTCCTGTTGTGGTTGGTGCACAAGTATTTGCCTTATATGGACGGAAGTCAACTGAATCTCTCAAGTCTCTTGTAACACCTGAAGTTGGAGAAACGAAAAGAGGAATTTCTTGAGTGGTGATAGCAGTTGTGTTTGCAGTATTGGCATCATCTATTGGATATGAATCTATAGACAAGAAACCAATGCCCTGTGAACGATCTCTACCAAAATGATGGAACTTCACCATCAATCCAGCATTTGTAGTGTTCAATGTGCTGGTAGGCTTCTTTCTCAAATATGCGGTATCATAGAATGCATCTTTCATACCAGTGTCTAGTTCAAAGTGTGAAGTCACATCATTGTCTGACGTTCCAACGCCAGTATTTGAACCTTTGTAAACTGCTACGAGTTTGAATGCATCAGAGACACCCAAAGGCCATGGACCTGTTGAAGATGCTGGGTTTGATCCAGTATTGATATGAACAAACTTATTCTTATTGACTGTCTTTGCAGTTTGAACCGCCGAACTTCTCAACACATTGAAGTACACAGAAGCAGTGAATGATGAAAGATTTGCTTGCTGTAGATTGATCGTATGTGTTGTGGAAGAAGACGTAATCGTTCCATTACCAGATAGATCAAAGATATATCCAGTTGGGAACAGAGTTCTATGTGGCAATGTAGCGCCAGAACGAGTTACAGCAATGGTATTTGCAACCTTGATAGTCGTGCTATTTGTAACCTCTGTAATACGCTCGTTGTATGTGTTACCACCGTCAGTGATGCGAATAAAGTCACCAACTTGATATGCAGTATCAAATGCTGTACCAGAACCAGTGATTGTATTACCAGAGATTGTGGTGATTGTTCCAGTATGTGCATCAGTAGTTGCTTCTGCTTTTGATACAACAAGAACATTGCGCTCTTCAGTATTTGTGAGGGTGCCGGTTTCGTTTAGCGTTTCAGTACCGCCAGCATGTGCTGTGTTAGCAGTAACAGTCGCAGTTCCACTTGTAAAGGTGACTGACTTTTCTGTACGGAATACAAACTGTGTATCAACGGTGCCTGCTGAATCTGTAAGTTGCTTTGTTCCCTTTTGAGTGAATGGGAACACAAGAGTGTTAAGACCAGGCTCTTCTAGTTTTGCAACACCGCTTGTGAGAACAATATCAGCCATTGACTTAGGACCAGATGTATTGTTCTCATAGATACCACGAACTTGTGAGAATGACTTACCAGCATTCATAGAGATGTCAAAGAGATAGATTCTGAACTGACCGTTGTATGTGCCTGGCGTACCATTGTGCCATTGGAAACCACGAACTCTTGCAGTACCAATCTCTGAACCTTGTGCGCCTTGTGTACCCAAGTTCTTACCAGAGATACCCTTCTGAGCGGCATCACGCAAAGATACTTGACGCAAGCCTTGGAAATCCCAAGTACCCACAACTTCTTTCGCAATAACGTAGTTACCAAAACCTTGTGAAAGAACTCTTGCATCTTTCGTTTCAAAGTCTGTTGCTTTGTCAACGTCATTGTAGAGTGGATTGATAAGTTCTACCTTATTACCATTAACATATCCAGCACCTTTCTCAATCTCTGCAACAAGTTTGAGATAGTTACCATCTGAATAACGGCCTAGGTTTGTACCTGACTTTAGATGCTCACGAATACGAACATTGAAAGGACTTACAGCATAGTTACCATTTGTCTCAAATGTTCTTTCAGCGATATATTTACCTAAGTCTGAGTAAACTGTATCAGTGCTTTTCTTAGTGACAAGTCCATCTGTGATTTCGGCGATTGTGACAAACGTAGTTGTGTTTGCTGAACCAAGAGGACGAGAAACAAGTGTAGGAGTAATCTTTAGACGATTTGCGCCTGGAGCCGCAAAGTTGGTTGCTCCTGTCGCATTGTCAAGAAGTGAACTATCTTGGTTTGAATCGATAAGTGCTTCAGTAGATTCAAAACCAATCTGTGCAGATGGTGCGCTGTCAAACTTATTAACAATGATGCTCTGTGGAGCAACACGAATGAAGTTACCTTTGTGATAAAGAATACCATCACCAACAGTTGCTCTGAAACCTTTACCAGTTGCGGCAGATGCTATCGTATTAGCGGCTACAATAAAAGAGTTGTCTGAGCGATTACGAATGATAAGAGATTCGTTGTTGACAAATGCTTTTGTCGTATTATTTGCACCAGAGTTCGTATACTGAACAAAGATAGAGAAATAGTTTGGATCAGCGGCTTCTGAACCTTCTTTAGCATCAATCAACTGTGCAGTCATGCCAGATGTCGCACCAGTTACCGTTGCATTTGCTACTACGCCACCAGAGAAGAAATCGGTAAGAAGAATAACTCTGTTGTTAGCGTCTTTGTCTCTTAGTTTTACATATTCAACTTTTTCGGTTTTGATTGGTGAGCCAGTGACGATTGTTCCATCAACCAAAATCTCATCAGCAAATCTTTCAATCTGATTCTGAAGAATAGTTTGAAGTTGCGTCAGTTCTCTTGCTTGTACAGCAAAGCCTGGGCGAAATAGAACCCGATGAAAGTTCTTGCTTTCTGTAAAGTCATCGTAGTATGGACTTTGATTTAGATTGGTTTCAATTGTCATTTATCTTACCTTTAGAAATCCAGAATGATTTTAATATCTTCTGTTTGCTCTACATCTCTTGTAACTTTTTGAACATTCTCTGTATAGATAAACTCACCTGAGAATGTATTTGCTTCGGGTCCTTTAATAGAAGAGATAGTTGCAATCTTTGTTGCATTACCTCTCTTCAAAAGTTGATCACTATTAGTAAAAGGAACACGATTACTATAACTCTGTACATTATTTATATAAATGTTGTAGAAGGATGTATCTGATTCTGTCTCATCCCTCTTCACAAATACAACATTTCCATTTGCGCCATATACAGCATTATTCGCCGCTTGATTTGTTCTGACAGTTGGATTAAGTTCAGTGATAAATCCAAGTGTACCTAGTTCTGCGAGAAGTCTCATTCTCTCGTTTGTCAATGTCTCTCCAGCAACAATAGCATTGACAGGAGTATCACCATCCATTTGCTGATATGAAATCAATGCTCTTGTCGTAAGTCTCAGAGTTGCAGGACTATTTGATGTGTTTGCAACATGCTCTGTAGAAACAAAGTTGTTATTTGAATCACACTTCAGAATAGGGTCTTTGAGCAGACTGATAGAACGGAAGTCTGTGTTTGCCGGAATGTAACCATTACCATTTGCAGACACACCTTGTGAACCGTGGAACTGAGCATTCAAAAGAACCTTGTCACCACCTAGTTCACGAATAGGGTCTTTACCATGTCCACCGATAGGTGAAATGATCGCATTTGCAGTAGCACCAGCACCGTGAATAGCGTTTGCACTAATGATGACTTCTGCTTCAGAATATCCACTTCCAATAGAAATAATATCAACATTAGCAATCTGTCCAGAAGAGTTTACTTCTGAATATGCAAGTGCGCCTTGTCCATCACCACGAATAGTGACTGTAGGCGATACCACAACTCTTGAGTCTGTGTTTGCAATCGTTGTAAATGCTGAGTTCACGGTGAATGTCTTTGTTGAACCAGCATAATCGATGATCCTACGAATCTGACCTGCACCTGTTCCAGTTGTGATGTAAATACTAGAACCATTGTAGTAGTTATCAACTGCTGATGGAGGATTGTCAACTGATGCAGAAAGTCTAATCGTTGTCGATGTTGCAGATTCGACAACACCATTTGATACTTTATGATATCCTGTTCCAGCGGTAACTGTTTCGATAATCTCAATCGCACCATTTACAGCGGCGTTCTGAACTGCTAGTTGTCTATCACTTTCAACTGAACCATCTGTCGCAGTTATAGTCTTAACAGGCATGTGTGATACAGTCAAAAACTTATCAGCATCACCAAGAGAAATAGTATACATGTACTTCCAAGTATAACCATCACTTGTTGTAAAAGGAAGAGTAGAGAAATCTGCTGGCTTTACTGTTGACGCCGCACCCTTGTTGTTTGACAAACACTTATATACATTGTTTTCATTTGTCATTACATAAAAAGGACGAGTGAATAGATTTGTATCTGTATCACGATACTGTGCATATACTGTGCCTGATGTCCAGTTGTAACGAGGTACAACATGACTTACATCACCAGTAGTAATCTTTCTAGCACCAATAGCCTGCTTCCAAAGTTCTCTTTGTTTATTCTTATCTGTCTGTACAGGAGTTGGTGCAGTTGGCTCTGTAGCATATGCAAGTTGATTGCCAAGAACCACATAGAGAATATTAGAGTTCTTTGCTGTTCTACCGTCTTCATGTGACAAAGACTCGATGAAAGCCTTTGCATTCATTACACTCATTTCTTTACTAGTATAAGAGGCCATTATGCGATATTCCCTGAGTAATAATAAGCATTAGCACTGGTCACATCAGCGAGTGTCCAGTTGGAAACAAGATTTGCGCTTGTGTCACTAATAACTTTATTTAGTTGTAACAGTCTATAGCCCTCTGCTACAGTTTCAATAGAGATAAGATCACCGTTAGCAAAGTTTGTTGTAAACGATGTGGATGTTCCTACAATATTGAATGCATTCGCATAGTAAATATTTGCACCAGTTATAGTGCCATATAGCCAGGCTGAAGACATATTTGCTGAAGTTGCGTTACTAGACTTATTTAGTCGTACTTCAAAGAACTTGTTGTAAGTAGGTTCGATAAGTGCAGAAGAACCATTTGCAAACTGTGTTGAAAGCGATGTCGCAGTACCAGTGATAGTAAATGTGTTGTTTGAAATAGCAACTGTACCACTCGCTTGAGGTTTCGTGATTGCAACTGAACCAGTTGTTTCGTATCTCTTCTTTGGAAGACTTGTTGTAGTTACATTTACATCAACATTCGATGCTGATTTAAACTTACCAAATAGTGCTTGACCTGCTGGGTGTACAAGTGACAATGCAATGTCTCTGTACCTTTCAAGTGATATTGCGCTCTCAACTTCATAGGAATACTCCTGATAGAAGCGACTATCTTGGATGTAACCTCTCTTAGAAGAGATATGACTTCTCGTTGTAGCGTAGTAACCTTCAGAGTTACCTACATGTGATAATGTGAGTCTTAGTTGTGCCGCAGTTGCGTCTGGATGCGTTGACGTTTCAATAGTAACAAGTTCATTCTGCTTATGATTGAAACCAGAATCCACAAGTCTCACTGCTGTGATAGTACCGTTAGCACCAACAGTTGCATCGATATTAGCATTGTCTCCCAACACACCTTCATCTTGAATACTGACGATTTTAGCAAGGCCAGGATTCGCTGGAGCAGTTTCAAGTGTATCTTGAGCCGCTGATGTGTAGAAGTAGACATCAACAAACTGATCATTTGCATAACTGATATTGCCTGGGGAGCGTTGAAGTTCATCTTGCCAGACACGAACAACTGTTTCATATGTGCCGTTAGAGAACTGTCTGTTAGAAACTCTCTCTTTAACATTACCAGTAGCGGCTGTGTTAGACTGTCCAATCCTATCATTGGTATCAATGAGTAGAATGCTAGAGTTACCAGTGCTGAAGTTTTGATCTTCATAATGTAGAGTTAGATATGATTCACCAATACCAAGTGATGCAACAGCATTGTCTCTGACGACAACATTTGGAGCAACCGAATATCCAGAACCACCAACACGATTTGATAACTGAGCAATCGTTCCAATCGTTGCAGACTGGAATATCAAAGCATCATTGAGTTTTGTGTAGATGTTTTCAATCTGTGTATT